ATCATTACTATACAGAATTCAAACAACAAGAAACAATGACTCAGAGAGTTGATCTTGCCAGAAACATGGAAGAATATGTCGGTAATTATTATTCTAGAGAGTATTTTAGAAAGAATATTCTAAGACAGTCAGAAGAAGAGATAAGATCCGAAGATGCACAGATAGAAAAAGAGAAAAAAGAGGGTGACTTTGATGGTGATATGACTATTGATGACATTTAGAGTGTCATAATGTTTATAAATATTAATAGATAATTTTTTGGAGATAAAAATGGCAGAACAACCAGTACAAAAAGAATTTAAAGCTGTAGACATTGTAGATTTTGCAATGAGTGCACAACCAATAAAAGTAAACGATGCTTTCGATTCCATAATAGCGGACAAAGTAATAAGTTCTTTGGCGACGAGAAAGCAAGAAGTTTCTGCTAGTATGTTCAAAGATAAACAAGAAATTCCTGTTGAGGTAGAGGTAACAACTGAACCTGAAACAGAAGCACAACCCACGGAGGCATAATGGCATTTGCAACAAGAACACTCATAGATACAGGATCAACGGCCACTGGTAGTGGGAAAATAGTAATTATGTGTGATTTTAATAATCACGATGGAACTGGATTAATACTAGATGGAAGTGGAATTGGTGGTTTTGCTGCTAATGCTAATGTTAGTATTCGTAGGATAAGATGGGGATTAGTAAGTGGAGATATTAGTGAAGATGGAAGTGGTTCTGTATTGATTACGTTTGAAGTTCCAAGTGGTACGGATATATCTGCAATCAGACTTGCAGGTGGTGGATACTATGACGGGCCAGGAATTAATGGAAGTCACGCCGGTACTGGTGTTACATCTGCAGACGTTAATGCAGTCGCGGTTCATGCAACTGGATTTGCTATGATTGAATTTTCTAAAACTTCTGGATTTACAGCCTAATGAAATCGTTTAGAGAGTTACAAACCGAATTGGTATCGTTGAAAGAAGATGGTCATACTGATGTTGCAAGTGCAGTCAGACAGTGTAAGATTGTCATAGAAGACGCATCTCAAATATTGAGAAAACTACAGAGTATGGATTCAGAAGAATCTTTGCCTACTTGGTGGTCTAATAAGATTGCAATAGCATCAAATAGTTTCAATAAAATGAGAGACTATCTATTAGTTCCAAGCACAGAGTCAGTCAACGTTAAGGAAGATGTTATTGCCCAGTTAAGAAGTATAGTAAAAAAGAAAAAAGAATCGGATATAACTTTCAAATCTGGAACATCTGTACCAATTGATGCAGATTCAGCGAAAACTCTTTTGAAGACATTTGATTCACTAAATAGTAGTAATAAGAAAAAAACACAAGACAGCATGAACAAAGATACAAAATCATTCATGAAAGTCTTAGATTTTGCATTTAATAACAAAGGGTAGACAAAATGAAACTAATTTGCGAATTACAAGAAGCCGTAGATTATGAACTAGTTGAAGCAAGTAACGATAAACCGAAGCAGTACTATATCGAAGGTATTTTCATGCAGTCGGAAACGAAGAATAAAAACGGCAGAATATATCCTTTGGAAGTTCTTGAAAAAGAAGTAAAACGTTATGTGAAAGAATATGTTGAACCAAAACGTGCATTTGGAGAGTTAGGTCACCCTGACGGACCAACTGTTAATTTGGATCGTGCTTCTCATATGATTACTTCTTTGGTAAAAGAAGGGTCTAATTTCGTTGGTCGAGCAAAGATACTTGATACACCAAACGGAAAGATTGTAAAGAGTTTTATTGATGAAGGTGCAAGGTTAGGTGTTTCTTCAAGAGGAATGGGAACTTTGAAATCAGAATCAAAAGACAAGGCACAGGTCGTTCAAAACGATTTTTTTCTTGCAACTGCAGCAGACATTGTTGCTGATCCATCCGCTCCTAATGCTTTCGTTGAAGGTATTATGGAAGGTAAGGAATGGGTTTGGGATAATGGACTACTAAGGGAACAAGATATAGAAAGAGCAAAGAAAATTATCAAAGCAGCTCCTTCAAAACAACTTGAAGAAATTAAGTTGAGAGAATTCAGTAAATTAATGTCTAATTTATGATTATTATAAATATTAACACGAACCAATTACTATAAATTTTTAGGAGTTTCAAATGAGTAACGAAGAAATTACAAACCAAGATGAAGTTCTGGAAGAAGTAGAACAACAGGATGAACTTGTTGAGACTCCAGAAATACAAGGGGAAGCAGTGCAAGAAGAAGAAATAGTTGAAGAAAAAATAGAAGAAGTTAAAATGCCTTCTACTAAATCGGGAATGATTAAAGCTCTTTTTGATGCTGTTAATGGTATGAAAAAAGAAGAAGTTACTGCTAAATGGAAATCTTTAATGGATGTTGCTGAAGCAGAAGACTTAGGTGGACCAACTCCAGCTGATTCCGATAACGAAAAAGATGAAGTCGGCAAAAAGAAAAAGAAGATGAAAGCATCTGACCTTCCAGAAATCAATGTTAAAGAAGACATTGAAGCATTGGTTCAAGGTGAAGAACTTTCCGAAGAATTCAAAAGTAAAGCTTCTACGATTTTTGAAGCAGCTGTTTATCAAAAAGTTATGGAACTTTCTACACAAAAGACTGAAGAACTGGAAGAAGAATATACCAAGAATCTTCAAGAAGAAATCATTACTTTTAGAGATGAATTGACAGAAAAAGTTGACGGATACTTGAACTATGTTGTTGAAGAATGGATGAAAGAAAACGAACTTTCCCTCGACAGTTCACTTAGAAGTGAAATTACAGAAGAGTTCATTGGTGGATTGAAAGGTCTTTTCCAAGAACATTACATCGAAGTTCCAGATGAAAAAGTAGACATGGTTGAAAACTTATTTGACCGCGTTGAGGAATTAGAAACTAAATTAAATGGCAAAATCGAAGAGAACGTCAAAGTAACAAACGAACTCAACGAATATCGCAAAAATAAGATTGTCGAAGAAGTTAGTAATGACCTTGCTGACACACAATCCGAAAAATTGAAGACACTTACAGAAGGTGTTTCATTGGAAGAAGGCGATGTCGAAGATTTTGAAAGTAAAGTAAAACAGATTAAGGAAAGTTATTTCCCTAGTCAAGTTAAAAAAGATGAAGTTATTAGTGAAGAAAGTGTTAGTTCAGAAGATCAAGAGGAAACTCCTGTTAAGATGAATAACATAATGGAAGCATATAGCCACGCTATTGCTCGTAATTAAATATTACAATTTTTTTAATCCATATTAGGAGTTAAATAATATGAAACTCGCAGAAAATTTAAATGAAAAGTGGGCGCCGGTTCTAGACCATCCAGATCTTCCAAAGATCACAGATAGTCACAAACGTGCTGTTACCGCTATGTGTCTTGAGAACACAGAATATCAATATGCTCAAGATCAAGCAATGCAAGGTCAATCTGGTTTATTGTCGGAAGCAACACCAGTTACAATCAACGCTCTGACATCCACTAACCCATCTTTGGGTGGTGTTGCTGGTAATTCAGTTCAAACAGCAGCGTTCAATTTTGCAGATCCAGTTTTGATCTCTATGGTTCGCCGTGCAATGCCTCAGTTAGTTGCATATGACGTTTGTGGAGTTCAACCAATGTCAGGACCAACAGGTCTTATTTTCGCACTCAAGAGTCGTGTTAATACAATGGGTGGAGCTGAAATGCCTGGTGTTAATGCTGATACAGTCGCAAGTGAATCTGGAACAGCTAATAGTGGTGATACAGTCAAGACGCCTGGTCTTTTGATCACGGGTACTGACGGAACTGGTCAAACAGGAACAGAATTTGCTGCTTCAAGTGCTCTGGAAACAGACGGTGGTGAAGGTGATATTGCTGGTCAGATGTCATTCTCAATTGAGAAGATATCCATCGCTGCTGGAACACGTGCTCTCAAAGGTTCGTATTCTATGGAATTAGCACAGGATTTACGTGCTGTTCATGGATTGGATGCAGAAGCAGAACTTGCTAACATTCTTTCTAGTGAAATTCTAGTTGAGATCAACCGTGAAGTAATTCGTAAGATTTACATAAACGCTGCTGTTGGTGCTCAAGTTGGAACAACAACTGGTGGAATTTTTGACCTTGACACCGATTCTAATGGTCGTTGGATGGTTGAAAAATTCAAAGGTCTGATGATGCAGATTGAAAAAGATGCTAACCAGATTGGTAAAGACACTCGTAGAGGAAAAGGAAATATCCTTATGACCTCTTCAGATGTGGCTTCTGCTCTTCAAATGGCAGGAATGTTGGATTATTCTCCAGCAATGAGTACAGATCTTAACACAGATACATCCTCTTCTACATTTGCTGGTGTTCTTAATGGTCGATATAAAGTTTATGTTGATCCTTATGCAGATGCAAATGCACAAGAGTTCTATTGTGTCGGTTACAAAGGTGATTCTCCGATGGATGCT